TGTTGCAAACCTAGTAAGCCCCTTTGTAACCGCGTTGAGCATCGACAGTACTACAAGCGTCACCACGCTGCACAGTCTTGCCGTTACCGCTCTGACTGCCACACGCATTCCGTTTGCAGGTGCGAGCGGACTGCTTGGAGACTCGGCTGACTTGACGTGGGACGACACCAACAAGGTACTTTCGATAGGCACCCAGCCTGGCATAGCGTTCCCTGGATACAACGTGGTTGGCGATGGCGTAGCACCAATCAACCAAATGGTGGCGTATGGTGCTGGACCAGTCTTCTTTGCCAAACGGGCACAAGGCACAGAGGCTTCACCAACGGCTACTGCTTCTGGTAACGTGCTGTTCCAGATCGATGCGCGTGGTTACTACACCGTTGGTACACCAGCATTCACGGGAGCACGAGTGGCGATTCGTATGACCGCCGCCGAAGCGTTTACCAACACAGCGCACGGAACACTTGTGTCGTTTCACACAACTCCAACAAGTTCTGTGACAATGGCTGAGGTTGCCCGGTTGACTGCTGCGGGCAACTTGTTGATAGGCACAACGACGGATGGAATGACTGCTGCAGGCAGCCTTGCCATTGCAAAGGATTTAGCACATAGAGGCACGCTGGCAGGCTTCAACAACGCAACGCCCGTAGTGAAGCAAACAGGCTGCGCTGTGCCAACAGATCTGGCGACATCCATTGCAGCAATCACAGCGCTGCGTACAGCGTTAAACAACTATGGTCTAACAACGGTGGTGTGATATGGATAACGTTCCAGTGGAAGTTCAACGTGCCTTGTTGCAGCAGGAAATCCAGGGGCTGCGTAACGGCGTGTTCATGCTCGCTGCACGGCACAGGGCGCGCACGCGCATAGGCGACATGGAGTCGTTGAAGGCGATTGAAGCAGAGATGGAAAGGACCGAGGCGCTGATTGCAGCGTTCGAGGACCAACTCAAGGAGATTGCGTGATGGCTATTGCTGACGATGTATCAGAGATTAAGGAGGATGTCAGGACCATACGACAGGCGCTGTTTGGCAACGGCAAGACGGGTCTGTTTGAGAGGGTGGCGTTGCTCGAACAGAGTAACCGTCTTGCGCGCTTCATTATCGTTGCAGTTGTGAGCATTGCTACCTCCGTGGTTGGGACAGTGCTCGCACATACTCTGCTCTTTCCTCCGTAGTGGCTGCATCCATCTCGCGTTGAGTCCTCTGCAGTTCAATCGCAATTGAGGGCCGCTCTTCACGAGGCGCTTGGCAGAATGCCACGAGTAACTCCAACTTGACCCGTGTCATCTCGTCTGCAAGAGATGACTTGAGGAGTTGGATGCACACACGCAGCAGTGTGGACATGGACGAGGTCTCCCAGTACCCTGGATGGACCGACCCTGCTGCGTCTCCAAACACAAACCACATGAGTGGTCGTTCTGTGCGAATACGGACCAGGATAGTTGCTGAGTCACGGTCTGACTTCAGGTACATGCGTGCTCCATACTTGAAGTCCTGCACAGCCTGTGCCATTGTGAACTCGTTTGGTTTCTTCATCTCACGTCTCCCCATCGGTCGCCAACCTTAGCATCCGCCTTGAATGGCACGTCTTTGATGTAACGGGCAGCCACATCCACGAAGACCTGCTTCGCGCGGTCTGCCACCTCGTCAGCGTACTCAGTTGGCACCTGCAGGAGAATACTATCGTGCATGGGCAGAAGTACATGCACGTCCTTTGCACGCATCCATGGATCATTGTAGATGTCAATTGCTGCCAAGAGTGTGAGATCCGATGCACCACCCTGAATGGGCGCGTTGATTGATACCTTGCGCGCCTCTTCACGGTTGCCAATCGTAATTACTGGCAACATTCGTCGGCGTCCGAAGATCGACTTCACGAAGTGCTGACTGTGCATCAAGCGTTCCTGGTTGTTGCGCCATACCAGCAGTCCTCCCATCGTTGCTTTGTAACCGTCAACGAAGCGCTTGGCAACATCCAGCGGAATGGACTCACCGCGTGCATACGACTTCGCCTCTGGCTTTGCACCATAGAGGAACTGGAAGTTAAACACCTTGATGCGCTGACGTTGCTCGTCGGTGTAGTCCTCCCCGAACACACCCTTTGTTACCTCACTGTGCAGATCGCGCCCAGCAATGTACGCTTCACGTAGGAAGGTGTCACCGGACACGTGAGCAGCGAACCGCAGTTCGCACTGTGAATAGTCCACGTTGACCAACTTGCAGCCAGGTGGTGCAATGAACAGGTTGCGGATGTGTGAGCCCATCTGACCTGCTTCTCGGTCATTGGGGCGTGGAATGGTTTGGATGGCAGGGTTGCGTGCAGAGATACGGCCAGTCTCCGTGCCGTGCACTAGGAACTCAGGATGCACGCGCCTGTGCTCATCCATGAAGTTCTTGATTTGCTCCACGTAGGAGCCACGCATTTTCTGTATGCGACGGAACTGGCGAAGCGTAACCAGAAACTCGTAGGCGTGCAGTGCCTTCTTGCCTGCTTCTTCAAGTTCCACGAAGAGTTGTGCAATCACCTCGTCGTCCGTACAGCGTGACTTCTTGGGCAGGTGCCTCTGCAACTTCAGCCCGAGTATGTCGTATACATAGTGCGACACCTGCACGGTGGATGCTGGGTTGTCAACTAGCCCATTCGTCATTGCCTCTATCTCATCGCGCACGTCCCACTGCCATAACAGCCACTGCACCCACAGTTCATCGAGCGCCTCGGTGTCCACATATGCACCAAAGATCTCCGCTTCCAGCAGGACTTCGTTTGCAGGCATGAGCAGGTTGAGTAGCGGCCACTCAAGCAGTCCTTCGCGCTTCAACAACTTCTCCAACCCCTGCTTCAGATGCCAATCGTAGAACACATCCTGTGCAACGTAAGCATGAAGGTTATCTGCAGGTATGATGCTGTACCGTGCATTGTGGGCATGTGATGTGCCAATCCACTCGGCCATCTGCAGTTCCCAGTCTTCCACATCGAAAAAGAACGCACACAAGCCTTTGAGGTCATGCGTGCCTTTGCGCTCGTCCCATGCGTAGTGACCAAGCATGGTGTCCCACGTGCAGCGTGCGGGCAAACCATACTGGCCACGAAGAAAGCGTTGGTCGTACTTTCCGTTCTGCATGATCCATACAGCGTCAATGGAGAAGAACCTGTGAAGTGCTTTATACCACTCGTCCCACACTGGCAACCCATACTTGAACGAGTCAAACGCATACTTGGGCACTACATAGATGTTAATTCCGTCGTAGATGCCCATGCACAGGATGTCGTCGTTCTGCCAGTCTATCTGGTCCGTCTCGGTGTCAATGCAAAGTTGCAAAGCCCTACGCTGCTCCCACAGGCTGCACAGGCCGTGCAGGTGGCCTGGTGAGACCACGATGTGATGTTCCGGCACAGGTGGCAACTTGCGTCCAGGAGGCACGCGCACGTATTTCTGGATGCCGTTCATCATGGTGCGTGCTTCAACAGGTGCGCGTAAGACATGCGCTGGGTGCCATGTGTAGATGTAATTGCGTCCGTTATGCTCCACCCATCTGCACAGGCGCGTGTTCTTTGCACCCTCCAACTCTGGCAACAGTGCATACTGCGCTATCCTCCCCAGTAGCAGGATGTTGCCAGTAGTACACGACAACTCGTCGTGCAAACGACCACTGCAACACTGTGCTGCCTGTGCCTTCTCGGAAGCAACAGTCTCTGCGTCTTTGGTTGCACGTGTCTGGTCAACGTCGTATTGGCCCTTTGGGGCGAACTGTTGTTGCTTCTCAGGAGCATCAGCCTCGGGAGGGGCACAGGCAATGACGTTGAGCACATTGCACTGTGAACGCTTGACGCCGGCCTGTGCCATTGTCTTCCAGAGGAGGTCACCGCTTGGGCCTGTGAAGGGTGTGTGAGTGTTGAACGCCTCATCACGCCCAGGAGACTCGCCCACTACGTTGTATGTTGCACCAGGGTTGAACTCGGATGAAACGTAGGGACGGTCCTTGTACGGGCAGCCTGTGCAGTTGGCGAGTGGATGTTTGTTCACTAGTCACCTCAGAAACCGGTCAAGCCCACACACGGACACAGCCAACCACAGCAGTATCAGTGCTAGCAGGAATTCACGCAGTGTGAACTTCGGGCGCTGTGCTTCATAGAGTCCGCGTTGTACTTTGTCAACAAAGCGTTTGCTCACTGGTCCACCACCTCCCAGCCTGGCAGTACTCCGCCACTCAGGCTGAACACCACGATGTGTGGATACTTGTACTTTTTCACGTCCATGCCCAGCATCTTTGCCATGCTTGCGCTGATGGCGATACCGTTCCACGCTGGCATGGACGCCGTGTTAATGCCTGTTGCACAGGTCGGCACGAGTTTGACGATGATCTCAAAGCCATCCTTCTGCTTTGCTGTTCCTGTCCAACACACCCACGCGCGCACTCCTGTTGGATCACCTGGCACACTGAACTGATTGTCATACTCGTCGTCCTTTTGTGCCCACACGTAGGCATAGCCTTGGAAGAGTTCAGTGGGCACGGGCGTGGGCGATGGGGTCAAAGATGGCGTGGGTGTGGGCACCGGCGTGGACGTGGGTCCAACGGTTGGAAGAGGCGTGGGCGTGTGGGTAGGTGGGGGCACAAACGCGGCCCCCACCATGTGGATGCCAACGACTCCCGCAAGGGGACAGACTGTGACGATGGAAAGCGCAAGCAGAAGTTCACGCCAGTACTTGAGGATGCCACGCGGCGGGGAAGCATCGCGGTAGTGCTCAGTCACCTCGCCCGTCACAGGGTTGACTTCAACGTCTGGTAGTGCTAAGTGTGATGGCAAGTTCTGTCTCAATGTCGAACCCTCCTACCTGAGCACACACGAATGCCATTAACACCACATCCGCGAGTTCCTTGCCCAGGTCATACTTCTTGGTGGGGTCGTTGCGGACGTACTCAGGCTTCGTGCGCATGTATGCCTCCAGCGCCTCATCCACCTCGGTCACGAGGAAGCACAGCGCATCCTGCAAAGGTGGCGTCGTCCACTTACCCTGTGCAGTTTTCGCGGTGATGTAGTCAGCAACCTCCTGCTTGATGTTCATGGCAACACCAACCCTGCGTACTGCAGAACCATTCCCAGTGCTGTCAGTTCAATGAGGAGGATGACCAACTTGCCAGTCCAGGATCTCTTCTTGCCTGCCAGGTATGCACAGATCAAGAAGCCGCCAAACGTGACCAGAACAACGATGTCACCCATGGAAGCCCCCTAGTATGAGCGAGCAAGTGGTGAACACCACCACGAGGATGGCGACTTGAAGCACGAAGACCACCGCCTTATTTAGCCTGGTATCCACGTGCCAACTCCACGAGGTAGTTTACGTTGTTGCGGATGAGAGCATCTTCACCCGCGTCGATGTGATGCTCTCTCCAATCCATGTCGATCTTGGTAGTGTAGTCCTGACAGCGCAAGCCTTTGAGTCCCATGGCGATGGGTGTAGATGTATCGCATCCATGCACCCATGGGTACATCTGTGCAGCCTTCAACAGTTCCTGCGGATCTTCTAGACCGAGGAGGTGGACGTGTGTGAAGCACGAAGGCAGGTTGCCTGCGAGCATCTCCAGGATGGTCAGCCGCTCGGTGTGGCGCAAGCAGAACTTGCTGATGCCTAGCCACGCGGTCATGTTGCGCTCAGTTAGTGCATCTCTCATGGAGTTGAAGCAGTCCAACCACTCAGAGAAGTTGCGCCCCTGCGGAACCACCATGAATGGCAGTGGCAAGTCCTTCAGCGTCAGCGTCATGTGGAAGTACCACATCGTGGCTGCGGTCTCCATGATGACATCAGGCATCACCCACACAGTTGGCTTGAAGTCACGAACAATCCTGAGGAGTTCCTCTGGTCGCATTGCCACGCCGAACTCGGCCGCTCCGTTGTCAAGGATGACTTCGCTGTTCATCCAACTCGCCCGCGTGTTGTACCACTCACGATAACTGGTGTCGTCACGGATGAGGTGTGCCAGCGCCATGTGGTAACCACCGGCGAGGGGGCGGGCGTACTTCACTGTCGACGGGGACGCAACGATGGCCAGTTTCATTTCTTCACCTCTCTTGCAGCCAGTGCCTGTGCAGCAGTGATACTTGCATGTGGTGTCTGGTCTACAGGCTCTAACTTCACTGCAGGCGGTGTGCCCTGGCTGGTGACAACCGGCGGGTGGATGTTGTTCACCATCAACGTGTATGCGGCGAGGTAGCCCGCGTAGTTGATGATGTCCTTGCACTCCTCGATGCACTTATCCGGTGTACAGTCAACCAGGCGCTCGATCTTCATTCGCAGCAGTGTGATGACGCCATCACGCATGGAGATCTTGTGCCAGGGAGGCGTGTTGTCACCGGACTCTTTACCGCGTTCTTCTGCAATGTGCTTGGCATCGTTGAGCAGTCCGGTGTAGTTCGTCCAGAATGCAGCCATCTCGCGCTCGATGAGCGCCTTCTCGTCAGGTGTGTACGACATCACGGTGTCCTTTCTCGAATCATGGATAGGAACTCCTGCTTGAGGGTTTCGTAACGCTGAAAGTCGCCAAGCATGATGTCTGTGACCATCAGGGTGCCTGGTGCAACAACGCCTCTGCAGGTGGTGCAGGTATGTACGGCAACTACGCGTATGCCCAGACCGTGTGGTTCCAGTTTGGCATAGAGGTAGTCAGCCAGTTCACGCCCCATCAACTCTTGGATCTGTGGACGCTGTGCGAAGTGGTTCACGGCACGTGGGAACTTCGACAGCCCACAGAGCACAGCATCCGGTGTATAGCCGATGTGGACATGACCCTCGAACGGCAGGAGGTGGTGGGCGCAGGCAGAGTGAAATGGAATGTTACAGCACACCACCATCTGCTTTGCACGTGGTTCATTCTTGAAGGTGGTGAACGCCTTGTCCAATGACGCAACTGGAGGTGGGACAAGTGCCTGCCAGTACCTGAGTATGCGTTGTGCTGTGTCTCGTGCATGCTGACCCTCGGCCCACGTTGCGCCGAAGATTTTCGTCAGTGCATACCCAATGGCGACATGCGGCTCTATTAGTGGTTTCACTTCACCCTCCAGTCGTATTGCAGTCGTGGTCCCGCACGCCAGTCGTGGTGCTTCTTGAGGAACGACAACGTGCGCTCGGTCGTCCCTTGGTTCGGCGGAGCACCTTCAGGCATGAGCACGATGTATGGCATGCCGCGTTGCGGACATAGTTCACGCAGTTGGCGAAGGTGCTCGGCCACGATGGAGTCATCGAAGCGGTCGTCCACCACGTACTTCAACTCGTCCACGTAGGTCCAGTACACGCCTTCCACGTGCCATGGGTTGCCGGACCACTTCGGTGACACGGTCACCCAGTCAGGCCAGCGACTGCCACGCCACTCGTACTGGCCGCTTGTCTCCAACGCAATGACCGTGCGATGGTGCCCGACGTAGGACTCCCAGCAGTTGATGAAGTCGTCCCAGTCCTGCAGCGCTGGTTCGCCACCGGTGATGACAATGCGTGGTATGTCAGTGGGTATGCGGGCACAGAGATCGTACTCGGTCATCTTTGCGCCACCCACGCCTGGCCACGTGTTGCCTGCAGACGGAACGTGGCTGACGCCCTCCACACGTTGCCCCACGGCGTCGTAGAGCGGTTCGTCCGGGTGATAGTTCGGTCCACTGTCGCACCACGGGCAGCCCACTGGACAACCCTGTGCGCGGATGAATGTTGCTTGCTCACCACAGTGCACACCCTCTCCCTGGAACGACGTGAAGACCTCGTTGATGTTGTACGTGTGCATGTCAACCCTCCCACCGCACGCTGGCGCTGCTGCGTGGTGTCTCAAACACGATGCAGTTCGTGTCGAACTCGCTGCTGGGAGCCATAGTCGACAATCCTTTGCTGACCCAGTGAGCAAACCACCCGGCGATGTTCTCTGCAGTGGTCCGCTGGCCCATGTAGAACACGTCATCCACGCCGGCCAGTCGTGCAGCGTTGCACGGCCACTCGTCACCTTTTGCAATGAAGCGGTGGTCGAGTTTGGAGACAAGTGGTTTGACGATGGCGTCAAGGTCAGCGAAGTCCATGACCATGGCGTCATCACTGTTGCCAACTTCGTCGCTCACCTCGCCTGATACTTGCACGAGCAGTCGATACGTGTGTCCGTGCAGGTGAGCACACTTGCCGTTGTAGCCTGGCAGCAGGTGGGCAGCGTCGAACGTGTATTCTCGTGTTATCTTTGCGTACATCCTACACCTCCAGTATGACTTGTGACTCTGGTGTTACCTCGGATGGAACGTCGAGGCCTAGTGCAACAGCCTTCTTAAGGTTGACTCCGAACATGAACTTTGTGCCCACCGCTTGAGAGGGCACCATGTAGTCATCATATCTCTCCTGTATCTGGACTTTCAACGCTTCACGTGCGAGCATGGGTGTGCCTGCTCGTCTTGCTAACTGAAACCACCACATGAGTGCCGTGGTGAAGTGGAACCAGAGTATGCCTGCTTTCGTGTCCGAGTGCCAGAAGAAGTCCGACTTGCGCTGCTCGCAAGCATTGACCACTGCAGTGACGAACTCATCCACCATTGCCTCCGTCCGTGCCATCCTGGCGTTGTAGATGTTCAGCAGAGAGGCCTCAAGATGTGCACGTTCCCACGGAACTTCAAGTACCTCCAGCCCGAAGGCAACGATGGAGAGGTTGTTTCGGATCCTATCTGGTATCCTCTCCGGGAACGCACTAGTGACACGTTGCCTGGCACGGTCGAGACATTGCGGAACCTCGGTGCATAAGACACGCTGCAAATATGGAATGGCAAACGAGGACACTTCCTCGTTAGAAAGCGAGAGAAGGACGCTGCGTCGTTCATCGGTTAAGTCCTCCGGGTGCATGTTTACTGCAACTATGCGCTCTTTGGCAGCAGGGTCTGCTACCATGTCCTCGCCATCGACCACTATGGGTGCGAGGAGAGGATACGTGGTAGTGGTTTGGTCTGCGTGTCCACGTGCATCTCTCCCCACGTCATACGACAACAGGATGAACCTCAGGATTCCGGTTCCGTGGGCGGATCTGAACTCGCTGAATGAGACGGGAGGCCCAGCGTTAATGCTACCCATAAGACTAAGGGTGACAAACCGCGTAGTTGTTGCGTCGTATGATACGGGGTCGGTGTTTCCGAACATGCGTGAGAGCAAATGTATAGTCGTGGTTTTCCCACTCCCTCTTGTCCCAAACACATTAAGTATCGGGAACCGCACTCCTGCTCCGTGGAGCACATGCTTGTAAGCGCACGCTGTGAACCATCCAAGGAGTGGATACGTAACACAAGGGACGTTGATCGCCAAGACACGAGTGAGTAACCGAGGGACATCAACAGCCTGTGCCTCCAGCAGCGGATGGGAAAGGAAGGCTGGTCGCTCGTGGCCCGGCTCCACATACACGATGGGTGCATCGTCATAGGTGCGCGCCCCTTCTTTGGTTACAACACAGTTGGTGCCCACGAACGCATCGCCGTGTTGCCCCAACACTGATGTGGCTTTCACACGAGGAAGTCCTTTGTCAGTAAGTTGCTTGAGTATGTGTGGCAGCAGCAGTTTGACCTCCATGTCACCTGCCAACACCTGCCACGAAGCGTATGGAAGTTCTTTGACGAAGGCAGCGTGCGAGTTGAAGGCACGGCGTGTGAAGTTCACATCCTTCCACACGTGGTCAACCTCCGCTGCACGCACTTCTCCGCGTAGCACATCGCAGTCTGGGTGCTCGAGTAACAACGTTGGTGTGAAACGGAATGTGGTCACGCGCCTCGCCCCACCTGCTGCATTTGTGATGTAGTAGCCATCCTCTCGTTCCTCAATGACACCAGTCAACTGCCCGGTCGCAGTGGTGCTCCCCGTTGCGCGTTGCTTCGCTCGTGCAAGCGTTCTCTCAAAGTAGCGGTCTCCCTCCTCGATGAACTTCTTGCTCCATGGACTGTTGAATGCCAACCGTTTGACTAAGTCTTCACTGGCGCCTGCAAGAAGCAGTCCACGCACGATGTGCCAGTCAAGTTCGCTTTGCGAACGGAACCCACGTGAATCACCAGTTGCAAGTTTGCGCTTGAGTTTATCGTTGAGTTTGGGAAGTACATCGAAGTCACCAACTTCATACTCGATGTCCGTTGCACCCACTAACAGCACGGGCACAGGCTTGGAGTCCTCTTTAGCGTTCACCGTATCTGGCACCCGCATGAGACGGTTGCAGTTGAAGCATGCAACGTCGCCCCCCTCCAACTCATCTACCATCAAACGGTTTAGTGCTTCAAGTTTGGCGGTGTCAGTTAGCCACCCCTTCAAGACGTAGTAGTAGTGGTAACCGTGCCCGCTTGCAACAACAAACGTTGGAGGAAAGGCACTGCGTGGCGGAGCAGCAGCATCCACATCCACCCATAGTACATGGCTGGCAAGTACGTGTTGCTTCTCGTCACCAGGAGATTGCAATACTGCGGGTGCAAACCACACGTTGGTTGTGGTTCCCAGTGACTCAGTAAGTCCTCTGGTGGTGACCAGCAGCAGTGATGACTTGATGTATCTGGTGTTCGCATCTCCAAAACTTCCAGTAACTAAGCGGACCAATGAGCCTTCCGGAGCGTCCTTGAACACAATCTTGAGAAAATCCACGAAGTTCTCCAAAAGGGAAGTGGGCGGAGGGTGAGCAGGCTCCGCCCTTATGCGACCCAACGGGGGTGACGCCGGAGGTTAGTCCAGCATCTCGATGAAGCGCGAAACCTGCAGGCGCTTCTCGTACTTCTTTTCCTTGTCCTGGTCGTGCTTGATGGCGACCAGCGCAGCGCGGTTGAGCAGGCTCTTGAAGTTCACAGCCTGTGGCACAACCACCTCCGGGTCTGCCAGTTCAGCAACCTTGATGATCTGCTTGACCAGGTAGGCGCCAGCACCCTCACGCGGACTGCGTTGGAAGATCTTGCGGCCGTTGGCCTTGGGGTCCTCCGCGCCGTAGATGGTCAACGTGAAGGTGATGTTGGCCAGGCCCTGCGGATTCTTGTCGCTAGGCTCGAACCGTCCGCCCTTGATCTCGTCGAAGCGCACCTTGTACTCCCCCTCGTCGGGGAGCACAGTCTCGCTGAGATCAACGGCAAGGTTCTCGATATCGAACTGATCGTAGTCACTCATGTGGTCTCCTTGTTGCGTGTGGTTTGCTCACCTTTACTGCGGTCGCGGTCCCCCAAGTAGTCGTACCACATGCCTGCATCCTTCAGCGTGAGAGTCAACGTCTCTGGCTCGCGCAAGTTACCGCACTCGAAGTACAAGTAACTGGCACTTGCGTGGACCATGAGGTGCCCCACGTGGCGAAGCACGATAAGATTGGCCGGACGATTGTCTTTGCGGTGGTGATTGATGTGGTGCACCTCGTTGCCCTCATACAGCGTCACGCCTAGCCGCACAGCCACCGCCCTGTGCATGGGCATCTGCATCTCTTCGTCCCACAGGTAGCCATCACTGATGCAGGACTTCTTCAGTTCGTTCACTTTGGAGAGGTCAACGTCAAGCATGGATCAGCCTCACTAGCGCTGGCACAGTCGGGTTGAACACATACGTGGGCAGGCGCCCGCCGTACTGCTCCTTGAGTGTGATGTGCCGGAACGCCTCCTTGAACACCAACACACGTTCAGCACCGCCCGACAGCGTTTGCACAGACTTTGGCATATCGCTTGTCCACGTCAACCACCCATGTGCCAGCACGTAGCCTGGCACCTCGAAGTCCGACTGACCATAGAGCATGGGCTCGTATGTGCGACCGATGCCATCCTCGCCCGTCTTGATGTGAACAGTCATCACCACATGAGTGGGCCATTCTGGATCGGACATCACACGGGCAAGCGCAACGCTGCGTTGCCACATGAGATTCCAGTGCTTGAACTCTGCAATCTTCCCGCCGTGGATGTCATCAGCGTCTGTGACTGTGCCCATGATGTCTGCATACTGGCGGCGCTGGAACTCTGCGAGGTGGTCCACACACACAGTGTTGAAGTTCACACCCTCTGCCAGTCCCATCTCGTCACGCCACTTGCCTGCACCCTGGCCGCCGCGGACCCACGTGAGGATGTTGTTAACTTCAGTCAAGGACCTGCAGTTCCAAATGACTGGACGCTTCTCGGGTGGCCGGGCGATGAGCGCCTCCGGGTTGCCGGCGAAGTTGAGGATGAGCACGGGCGCCGTGGCTGGATCATCCATCGCCGTGGCACACAGCGTAGTCTTGCCAATGCCTGGATTGCCAGTGACAAGAAGTTTGAGTTTGGTCTGTAGTTCTAGGTTGATGCGTGGCATGTTACCCTCCCGGAATGGTTACGACGTTTGCAGCAAGGATGATGAAGATGAACAGCACCCAAAGAAGGGCGATGAGGAAGCCTTTCACCCACCCCTTGGTCTCACTCTCCTTCATCAACTGGTTCACTTCATCCACTGAGTACTTGCTCATGTTATCCTTCTCCAGTAATCAATGTGAAGGCACACGCTAGCGCGAGCCACAACGCTATCACTAGTGCTGCCGCCAACGGGAGATACCAAGAATTGTCCTTCATGTCGGTTCCTCTCTTTCTCGTGGGTTGAGTAGGCGGTACGCGGTGATACGCATACCATGGCGCTGTGCGGAAACCCGCACGTAGACATAGTTGTAGCCGCGCCACCGAAACTTCAGTAGCCCGGCTGCCTGGTTGTCCTCAAGGAAAAGTACACCTGCGGGCAGTTGTTCTTTTGAAAAGAGAACAAGCGGAGGCGCATCTGGCGTGTCCGGGTGCTGCACAGGTGCATCCGCGTCGCGGTCGCTAGGATACTTCATTGTTCGTTGGTCTCTCTCCTCACGCTAGGTCTGCGCGGACGGTACTCGTTGCGAAGTAGGAAGTCTGCATCGAGTCCAGCATCCAAACGGTCACATGGCGCACGGAATAGACAACTGTTGCAGTTGAAACCCAACGGGTGAGGCATGGGGTAGATGGATGTGTGTTCATCCAGCATCTCCATGGCAGCCGCAACCACTGTGTCGATGGCGGTGGTGAGTTCAACGGACGTCTTCTGCACAGGCAGCACCTTGAAGAATTGCCCCTCCTTCTCGCGTTGAACAAGCGCCGCATAGTGGCCAACGTACTCAGCGGGCGGTTGCCCATCATCGGGCCACTTCCTGCCCGCATACATCTCGTAAGCAACACGGAATGTCATGGGCGTGGTGTATTCGCCTTCGCCAGTCAATGCTACACTGACCTTGCCACTGTTCAACTTGCGAGGGAACTGTGGTGCAGCCTTGCGGGCGAAGCGATACTCAACCCCAGCAATGGGCCTGTGCACAGTCTGTTCTGCGCCCCACGCATACACTCTGTGCTGGAGTGACTTGGTGATCTTGGTCTCTTCCTCGGGAATGCTGCGCGCCGTTTTGTACTCGCGCAACCACAACGTGCTGGTCGGTTTGTGGATAGTCACACCATCGATCCGCATCGACAGGACGAAGTCTACCGCATCCTCGTTCTCCGAACAGACCCACCACCTGCTGCCTCCCTCGGATGTTGCAATGGGGAACCTCAACTCACGCTCGGTGTCAATCACTTCCCAGTCGTCGTCCACCGTGCGCGCCCATGCAGCGTAGTTGAGCACCATCTGCTCGCAGAGTTCTTGGTCTGCTTTGAGGCCTTCGAGCGTGCTATCATCCACGATGCCGTCAGTGGCGGAGTACTCTCTCAACGCCTTCTCGAACACTGGTGCAATGGCACCGAGCGCGCGACCGGCAGCGTCCCCGTTGGGTTGGTAGAGTTGCTCCATTGCATGGTGGTATGCTGTGCCCATGACGAAGGGGCGGTGTGGCTTCATCGGCTCGAGTCCGGCCCGGAGGCGCGACTGCCATGCCCATGCACGGCGGCAGTTGAAGTACGCAAGAACATCGGTTACGTGAATCTCGGGCGGCGGGAGGATCATTTGAGTCCCTCCAGAAGAACAGCAGCCAGCGCCATCACAAACACAGCAGCACTGATGAGGTACACTGCTAGCCTCACAAGCGTGGAGCCTTGTGGCGCAAGTTCCATGACCCGCTTGCCACCTTTGTGGTAAGCATCTTGCAGGTTGTCTGCCTCGTATGGCATGGTGTGCATGTCAACGTAGTCACCGCTTGGCTTGCGTGCAGTGCCTTCTGCTTTGTACGTTCCGGGTCCAGGGTCTTTTCGCGGATCACGTCGTGGCATTTTGTAGCCTCCTAAGGAAAAGGTTGATTAGTCCTGTGTCACCCGCTTTGGAGTCAAGCGTCTTGAGTATGTCATCGTCTACTGTGGCAGCATCGCCTCCGTCACGTAGCACAGCGCGCAGTTGATAAAGCGTGACAGGCAGGCGCGTGGTCATACGATGGACGCGGTTGATGCTCTGCTCCTGCACGATGGAGGACCACTGTGCATCATAGAACACCACATGTGAGCACGTGCGCCCATCCAGCGTGGTGTCGAGGTTCACGCCTTCGCTAAGTGTACCATAGGTAACGACCAGTGTGTCGATGCCTTTAGGCCAGCCGTAGAATGCGGGTCCACCACCCAGCACAGCACGCGCACGCGGCAACGAAGCAGCAATGAAGAGCGCAGTCTCGCGGTACTTCACGAACACAAGGACGGGCGCGGTCCCCGGCATGCCTTCTAGGAAGTCATGTAACCACTCGAACTTGGGCGAGTAGGTGCTAACACCGATGATTGCAGGGTGAGATGTGAGTTGCTGCAAGCGTATGATGCGTGCAAGTTGGTTGGGCACGTAGAGCGGCGTGGGTAAGCGCTGCTCAGCAAGGGAGTCGATATATGTTTGCTTCTCCAGTTGGTGGTACGAAGCGGTTAGCCCATTGAGGTCAATGTCGACCGTGCACGTGGTGATGGGTGGCACCTCGCTGCACACATCCACCTTGCGACGTGCAAGTGTGTACTTGCTGAGCAACTTGGCAAACCCGCTTGGGTTCTTCGTGCCCGATGGGACCTGGATAATCTTGCCACCATGCACACGCTGCGGCGTGGTCGCAACCCACTCGTTGTGAAACGCCCAGTACGACCTGAACTTTGCACGGTCACAGCAGTGCAACATGGGCCAGAGTTCACCTGGATGCTTGTCCTTGGGTGTGGCAGTGAGGAAGTGAAAGTGGTTCGCATGAAGCGTGTGTGTAACGAACTGTGACTGCAACGCTTCACGATCACGCATCCTGTGTGCCTCGTCGACTATCACTCCCGCCCACTGCACAGCGGCAAGGTCTGCGTTGGTTGGTTGTGACAACGCCGCCCAGTGCGTGATCAACCACACCCGCTTGCGCTCCTTGATGGCTTGACGGAAGCAGTCAAGGTCAAACCGCCCAGCAGTTTCAGCAATGATGACTTCGTTGTCATCGTGTGGTGCCCAGTGCAGGATGGAAGCAGCAAAGAAGATCTTGTTACGAAGAGGCGTGATGACGAGAATGGGCCCGTTGGCGACCGCATCGGCATTGGCAACCACAGCCTGTGCAGTCTTGCCAAGGCCCGGCTCGTCGAACAAGCAGGCGCTGCGTCCTTCTAGGTGCTTGACGCCCGCAAGTTGGTAGGGGTAGAGTTCAATTGTCACGGTCTTTGCCGCCAAACAGGTTGGGCGCGAGGTTGTGAAGAATGGTGAACGCTACGCTGACGCCCAGGCGTACTGTCCACGTTGCCAGCCACCTAGCGACTGTTATCGGTGCTGTGATTGGGGTGAGAAGGAGACGTTGTAGTTCCTCGTAGGCTTGCTGCTCGTCTGACCGGTCCGAAGACTTTGACATTGCGCAACTCCTCGATGGATTTGTGGTCGTCATTGCTGGCGTAGTAGTGCAAGAGGTGACGGAAAGCATCACGCGAGTGAGAGGACGTGGGCATCCAACCAACCACACGAATGATCTCGTCGTCAGGCCAACCCTGTTTGCAGGGTGGCAACTGCTCAACCAAGTGTGGATGGTCAAACGCCCACGCCAAGCGGATAGCACCAATCAACTCCACCACCAGTGGACGTTCACCTTTGAGGGCCTCCAAGTCCCGGATGCGGAAGCCCTCGTAGATGATGGTGTCAAAGTAGGTCGAGTGGAACCCATCGCGGTGCATCAACGCAACGAAGTCATCGAAGGACCACTCGTTGCACACAAGGAATGACGGAGACTGCGGGTGGGACTCATACCAGACCACACCGATATGCGCACCACCTGGATCGATGGAGATGATGTTAGTCACCGCTCACCACAGCGCCACACTCGTCGTCCTCCCACACCTCGACGGTACACCTTACGTGGTTGGGCTGGCGGCTCAGCATCGCCATGCGAAGGTCAGCCGCGATGTTCTCGCACGACCGCCCGCCCCAATCAACGCACACGCGCGCAGCCAACCACTGCAGCACGTCATGGAACTCAACTTCTCGGTCACCGTGGTGCACTTCGAGACGCACAACGTAAGTGAAGAGGTGGCGGTGTGGCACACGTAGGTAGTCACGGTGCACGGGTGCATCAGCCCAGTAATGCAGGGCCGGTGCTCTGTGCTTGACAACGATCTCAGTCATGTTTGAACCCCTCCGGCAAGCGCCCTTGCAGCACGCCTGCATCCTTGAACTCACGGCGCCGGCGGCGCTCCTTTGCAGCGTCGTCGTACTTGTGCAAGCGCTCGAAGGCGAGCCCCTCCAACGCCTCCATCACTTGGGACGTAGCGTAATCGAGCGGGTTATTCAACACCGCCGACTGCTCCTGCGTCAACTGCACCTTATACCACAAGGCGTCTGTGTTGGGCTGGCGGCGACCCACAGCGTAGATGAGCAGAGACTCGCGGGTGATGGTCTTGGATGTGGTGCCACGCGCAAGAATGCCCACACGCAAGAGGTGTTGCACGCGCGTCGTACCGGAGTGACCCAGGTACAACGCTGCCTCGAAATAGTTGACCTCGTTGGGGAGGCCATCATCGTTGGGTGTCAAGTCTTCCATGGTTTCCTCCAGAATTGTTATGGATGAGAGCAAGTTGAAGCCAGCGCTGGTCCCTAACAACGCTGGCTTCGTGCGCCTGCGATCAGCCGCTGATCTTCGCCGCCAGTTCAGGTGAAAGGAAGTCGGTGGCCGGGCGGCCGGTCTTCATCGACTGCAACGCTGCCTCGACCAGTGCCTTCTGAGTGGCACGCGCGGCCGCTGCCTTCTCGGGGTTGTACGAGGACGCACCGCGGTAGACCGTCAACTCGCAGCCGTTGTCCAGGAGGGACTGGACGAGGGCCTTGCGGACGGAGGCCTCGTCGGGGAACTTCACTGCGATGCGAGTCACGTCGCCAACCTGATCAACGCTCGTGATCTTGATTACGCTACTGCCTGCCATGGTTTCACTCTCCTTGTGTGGTGCTCGTGCGCGATACGCGCAACGGCGGGTTGATTCGTGCACGTTTATCATACAACAAGCGTGCAACGATGGCAAGATGCGATCTCAACGATTCAAAGATCGCATCTCGACGTTGACGGGTTTAGAATGGTATCTCGTCGTCCTCCTCGGGAGCAGGAACAGGAGCAGGCTCCGCGTCCTCGTAGAACACGGTGACGTGTGGACCAACCCCATCAAGCGGGGCGTTGACCCATGAGGTGCCGCCGCCGGTGTGTTGTGCAGCACCTTCAGTGAAGAGAAGTGCTTGCGCCAACTCGCGGTTGCCATCGGGTGTGTTCAACCCAAACACAGAGATGCTCACGGTCGCACCACTGTCAATGGCCTTCGCTGCTTTGTCCGTGACCTCCAACAGACGAAGCAATCGCTGTGCCTTCTGCGTGGGTGTCATGTTGCCTCCTTTGCGTAAGTGACTAGAATCCGCCCGAGTCTCTTGTACCCGGCGGTTAAGTACCAGCGCTCCATCCACTTGCAGACCCAGAGAAGGTCCGCGCTGTGACCCTCGGCCGCCGCCTCGTGAGCGAAGAACTCCTGCTCGGCGGCCTCGCCAGCAGCATCCATTGCACTCGGATCAAACTGTTGTGGCATGCTGTGCCTCCTTTGCAGCAACGGCTGCACGCTGGCGACGTACAACGTCGCGATTGTGCAGCCAGGCGAGTCGGTAGTCGAGTGCATCGCCGCGGGTCCGGTGGAAGGGACCACGGTCGATACCTTCCACACACGCCCGATACAACTTCCGGACGTTCTTGTGGTGGTAGTAGATCGTGTAGAGTGATTCGGCTCTCATGGTTTCTCCTTACAACTTGTAGAGTGTTCGGCATCCGTGGCAGTACATCCACGCATCATCTGGTGCCACGCCCGTCTCGGTGTCAAAGATGACCGTGATGACTGGAGTCGGTGCGCGGCTCACGTTGGGCAGAGGCAGTGCCAAACGGACTTCAACCAACGACTTGCCCGTTGACTCACACTGCGGGCACTGCTTGCTCAACTGGTGGGCAAGTTCGATTGCCTCGTAGCGGGCAGCGTTGACATCTTCACCAAATGAACTCACTGTAACCTCCTGGGTTGTTCAACCACACCACACACTGTATGTGCATGGTGCACTAAGACAAGTCCACTCACGTTCACAGGTTGCACAGGCAGATGGCGCCCGCGCAGCGGAACTGCTTCCACCCCAGACGAGAACGCCTCGACTGGTTGTGTGCTGGGCGAGTTGCGGTGCCCATCCACACATGAGGACACGGGCGCGTCGTCGTGCAGCAGCCACGCGGACGCAGTGTTGGGTTCGTCGGGTACGTTACGCATGATTGCGTCTGCGAGTGTGTCGGGTACGTGTTCATTGGTGATGTGGTCGGGTGGGTAGCGCAGTTTGCGTCTTATCGTCGCCATTGTCAATTGCCTCCTTTCCTCATGTCCGCACCGGCGAGGCGTGAACTCGCTCTGCACTTACCTAGGTTACTAGAATATATCGGTGCGGGCATCAGGGAAGGAAGCAGGGGCAGGTATTGATGTGGGCGCGCTCGGCAACCCTCACTACACCGCACTGCCCCATGCTCGCGTGTGAAGCGACTACTTGTCCTTGAACTGTAGGCGACCAACGGACACGCGCCACGCCACGTCGGCAGCACTCATCACGGGCGTGCCGCTAGGCGACACACACGCATCGAGCACTGACCGAGTGTAGTCCTCGGGACAATCGACATCGTTCAACGGCACTGGTGCGCCGTCCGCGTACACCTTGCGCGTGCTGTAACGCACGGTGGGTTCGCTCGTGACTTGCGCCGTCTTCGTGCCGCCACCACTGCAACCCGCGATTGCACAGGCAGCGGCAGCGATAACCAACCAACCTTTGCGCGAGCGCTTGAACTGTGACATCGTAGTCTCCTTGTGTGTTGTGTGTCGCACGTTTGCATCGTCAGGCAAGGTCGCGTGCTGCGTTGCCTCGCTACGGCGCTGCGTTTCGCTTTGTGTCGCGGCGTGAGCACCGTTTCGCGTATGTGGACCACGTGGTGGTCGTTGTGTGGGCGGGTGGAGGACTGACACTACCGACCGATGAGGTTGATGCCGTACTCTTCCGCCTTCGCCTTCGCCTCGTTCTTCAACGCGTCCGCTTTCGCGTCGTCACCCTTCAAGGCAGCGATGGTGCTGCGCTCGAGCAGGCCTCTCACCACACGCCGCTGTGCCTGGTCTTCCTTCTTGTACTCGGCGCGATACACGACAACCGACGCGCCGAGTTCCGCGGCGAACTTGATGATCTCCTGCGCCGTTTCAACGTCGGGCGCGCTGACGTTGAAGTTCTTGCCCTCGAACGTGCTGTCCAATACTTTCTTCATTGCAATCTCCTTTGCATGTTGTGTGTTGTGCCGAATTGCACGCTAACTCCTGCACTTGCCGCTGCGCGACAACGACTTGTATACGCCGTTGCGATACTCGCACACCGTATCATACCACACGCGACCCAACTGCACCGACGCGCGATACACTACGGCGCGACCGTCTGCGCTTCCTGCTCGCGCGTCCCCCTTTGCGTGCTGCAACTCCCCCTTCTCGTACCGATCTTGCATCACGCTGTTGCGCTTGTCTTCACTGAAGTACTTGACGACGTACCACTTCTCGTCGCGTTCGACGAACGTGCGATACTTGTTGCCGTCAGCGTCCACCCAACACCAACCTTCCGTTGACCACGTGTGCCCACTCGCTTGATGCCAATCGCGCCGTGCCGCATGGTCCTCGAACGTGCGCGACCTGTCCACCTTGCCGTTCTTGCTGATGTATATCACTTCACACCTCCTCGTGTGTGTTGAAACTTCACGCATACATCAAACCGTTAACACGCATGAACGTGTTAACGTCGTTGTCATCACGCGCAATGCGTAAACAACGTTCACACATTGCATGTTGACGTTTGTCAACTGCGCGCACGTGTGCAAACACGCGCACATAATTCGCGTCATACGTGTGTGAACACACATCACATTTGCATGTGAACGTTGCACGCAACGTGTCATCGCGTGATGCGTTGTGTTGCGCGTCATCATGTGCGATGCGTTGCATGAATGCAACGTTAACACGTTTGCGTTTGCGCGTGCGCGTGTCGTTGTCGTTCGATGAAACGTGCGCGTTCATGCACGTATTGTATAACGAATGACGCATAATTGAACGTGATAAACGTCATGTGTTTTATATGACATTCGTCCTGAATCATTTGTTCGATTGTGAATTTGTGAACATGCGTTATGTCGCGTTGATGCGCGTGCACGCGCAATGTGTGCGTGTGCGTGTGCGTGATGCGCGTGATGCGTGTGACAACACAAAACACACATCGTGTTGTCGATGTGTGTTTACGTTGTCGTATTCAATTGTATGTGCGCGTGTTACATCGTGATGTTGTTGTCGCGTGCATACGCGATCACGTCACGTTTCATCGCGTCAACGACGTTGTTGTCATCATCGTTGCGCGATTTGATTTGCGCGATTGCGATGTCGTGCAACATGCGTTTGTACGTGTTGACGATGTTCGCACGTTCGGCATCGTATTGTGCACGATACACGAACGTTTCAACATCGTTCGTGTGCAACAATTCGATGATGCGTTGCGCGTGCGCAACGTTGCGACATTTGACGTTGAATGTTGTCATGTTGTCGTGTGATGTAACATCGCGTTTCGTCGTGTTGTTTGACATGTTGTGTTTGTTGTCGTTTGTACATCACGTTTTGATTTTCACACGTTTACGTCGTGTGTTGCGTGATGTGTTTCGTTATGCACACATCATATCACATCGTACGTGTGTGTCATGTGACGAATGTCATGTGTTTCGTATGACATTCGTCATGTTGTGTGATGTTGCAACGAGGGGGGATCAAGCAGTGCGTGTTGCATGGATGCACAAAATTAATCATGCAATACACACGTCACACGTCATGCATCGTTGCGACATCGCGCGTTGCGCGTGACGTGCACACATCGCACGACATCATGCACAACACACGTTGCACGTTGCGTGTGTGCGCACACATGCGTTTACACATTACATAATTCAGCGTTCGGGAGAAATACAGATAAGATACATATACATATATGATATATATGTAGATATACATGTGTCTCCGTAAGTGTCTCCATGGAAACCACAAAACCAGTGGCCACTTCTACTTTCCAGTCGGGGAATGGTACGAGGTAAGCGAGGTACGTTCTTCACTGACGCCAGATTCACGCAACACTCTGCGCATCCAGCGTGCATTGGTATCAAACTGTCTACGAAGCATGCTTTCTGTTGACATGCTTGCAAAGGACTGCAATAATGCAAACTCTTTGCGAACCCATTGTTTATCGAACTTCAACTCAACACCGCGAAGTTCAAGCAACGACCAGCACTCTTCAGCCTTCAAGTCGAACTCGTCCATGAGTGCAAACGCGGGTGCACCGGCGCGCGCCAATACATCGAATAGATCAAGTATCACCCCAGCGTCTGCATCGCCAGTGCTCTCAACCACTAAGGCGCGACCGCCCGGCAGCATCAGTGATGTCATTCCACAGTCCTGACTTGTTCCTCGCAACGGTTAACCGCCCGCGGTCTCGCAGCAACGAGATCACGCGAGGCAGCGGTAAAGCAAACTCGAACGCCAAATCAACAATGGACATGCCATTATCGAAGAGCGCAAGTATCTGTTGATTGCGGTTCTCCAACTCATCAACGTTCATGTCGTCTGCTTCGTCTGCTTCGTCTGCTCCGCAATGGGTACTCCACGGTGGTGCCGCAATGCATTAGTGGAGCGGTTACTGCGATAAACACGCATGGTCAACCTGCTGCCTTTCACGTCGAAGTAGACCTTGTGAACCAAGTTGCAGTCACAACACGCCATCTTATAGTACTGCTGTCTCCAGTTGATAACAATTGGCTGACCATCCGAAACATCAGGGTAGAGTTTCCTTGCCATCCACGTCCTCCACGTCAACTGTTGCAACTGTTGCAACCACCGTAACCGCCGCAAGGTTGCTTACAAGACTCGCTGGATCTGCAACGTACAACTCCAGACCGCCAGCCTTGATGACCGCACGGACCTTTGCAATATCCAAACCAGTCTCCTCAGCAATTTCATACACCGTGCGCCGGCGCCGTGCCTGCTTCAATACTTCAAGACGTTGGGCAGACTTCATGCGTCGCAACTCCACGCCGTGCTTCCGCAGCACACCATATATCGTGGCAGGCGACAGAGAAGTCGCAGTCTCTATGTCAATGATCTGAGCGCCCTTTTGATAGAGCGCAATGACCATCTGCTCCGCTATGGGGTTCCGTGTGAACCCGCTGCGGTCACGGTTTATCTCAACGCCCCACATATACAGCACCTTGTAGACCGTAGCAACCGAGGTACCATTGTCAAAAGCAATAGCCATCACTGGTGTCTTGGTCTCAACGTAGGCCTTCACGATTGCTTCCTGTGTTTCAACTGGCAGTTGCACTCCAACCTGTCGCGGCATTTTGCCTCCTTTTCGCTTTCTTCTTGCTTTCTTTGCATATCATACGATAACGTCTCAACATTGTCAAGGTGCAATGTCAACGTCGTGGTTCGATCTCTAATATGACACCGCGTGACCTCTAATACGACGTAGTTCGATCTCTAATACGCCGTTCATCACCGCCTAAACGTTGATAAGAATGTGGGAACGTTGAAAGATACCCGCTGAAACGTTGAAAATGTCCCATAAAACACCATCACATTCATTTACTAGTTGTGGTTGTCATATATGTAAATCAGGACATACGAGAGTCGCATATAACTGCTTCAAACCTATACATGTCTATTTATTACCTTTGCAATAACCATATATGCACCTCTCTACTGAAACATATACGACAACCACAACCACGAACAAATCTCAACATTCACAGAACGATCGCCCGACAACCAGCACTCAACCACGCAAAGATCGACCCAACCATGGCGACATCCACACTTGACGCACGCCACGGATTGCTGTATCCTGCGTGCAAGCATTGGCGTACCACAACACGCAACCCACGAACGAGCGCACCACGCACCACGCACCACGTAGTCGGCTTTCTGGCGGCTCCTAGAGTCGCCGCCCTGTGCAAACCCCGCGGTTAGTGGAGGAACTCGAGCCATGGATCTCTTCACACTTCTCTCCAAATACGCTGCGCTCGCTGGTGTTGCAGCGTTTGTGACCGTCCTCGTCAACGTCCTCAAGGCTCTGCACGTTGTAAAGGATGGTGCCTCGGACAAGTGGGCGCTGGGCTTGAACACGGTGTTCTTCACCGTGTTTGTGTTTCTTGGCCTCTTCAAGGCACCCATCGAGCAGAACGCCATTGACGAGATCGCACGCGTGGCTGCTGCAGTGTTGGGCTTGATTCTGCAGTGGATCACATCGCCGTTGGTTCACAGCAAGTTGGTGGGCTTGCCGCTGGTGGGCAAGTCGTACTCGTTGCAGCGGAGGTACTGATGCCTGCGTACTCACCCCATCACGGCCCCGATGGCACACCCACGTGTGAGGCCATGCGCGAGGGCCAAGGCCGTTGTGGTCTTGGTGAGTTTCTCGGATGTGTTGCGGAGATAGCCATCGTGGTGGTTCTTGTCATTGCAGCGTGGATGGTGCTCACGAGCCAAGGATGGATGTAGCGTGACAACCCGGCGTGGTTGGCCAGTGGTCGCAGAACGCGATCTCGATATTGACATCAATAATCTTACACCGGAGCAACACTTCATCCTTGGCCTCATGGTGTCAGGTTACACCGTGCCCGGCATTCTCGCGCGCTGTGCAAGTCGCCCGGTCGAGGCTGGTGGGCCCATCGAGGTCGACTATGGCTGGGTTGTTCGTGTGTACACGGACTTCTACGAGCACATAGTCGAGGCGCGTCGCCTGCGAGATGCAGAGATCCTTGACCGAGGGCTGGGTAGGCGGGCAGAACGCTTGGCACGGTTGGAGGAGCACGCGGAGCAGTTGGAGGACAAGGCGTTGATGTCGCCCAACTGGTCACGTCAGTACGTTGACACCATAGAGACGATTGACCGCATTCTTGAGCCCTTACAGAAGAACCGACTTCCGAGTGATGACGCATGGGTGATGTTACTCAATCAGTTGACCAAGGTTTCAGCCACAAGTGGCGTGGTGAAGCAGCCTGGGGAGGACCAGACGCCAATGGAGATTGGCCCTGGACCGACCGAATCGTTGGCGGACCAACCTGGGAGCAGCAGGACCACATACTCAGAACCATTGGACGACGCCCCGGTGCAGCCCAAGCCGCTCCACTCAGAAGCCGAGCAAGAGTCAAACTCGTAGCGGGCGGTGAGCGCGGTGGCAAGTCGGACTACTCCGCAATGGAGTTGGTTACGCGTGCACCGTGGGGCCGCCTTTTCTGGATCATTGCCGAGGACTACGAAGGCACACACAAAGAGTTCGAGTACGCGTTGCAGTGGTTTGTGCAGTTGGGCGCTGTGGACAAGCGTGAAGTGTCAATGCCCATGCGCAACCAGTGGCGGATGCGACTGAAGACAGGACAGATCATTGAAACCAAGTCCGGATTTGATATTTCCAAAGTCCGCTCCGACGCTCCGGACGGTATTCTCGTTGTTGAGGCTGCGACCGTGCCGTATGCACTATTTCTCAAGTGTTTCGGTCGCCTGGGTGAGACCAGAGGATGGCTCGTATGCTCGGGCACATTTGAAGGCTCTACCGGCTGGTTTCCTGAGTTGTTTCGTGAGTTCCAGGGCAACAATCTTGAGTTTCGTGGGCGCAGTTTCTCGGTTCCTTCGTGGTCTAATCTAGCCGTCTATCCTGGCGGACGCGATGATCCAGAAATCAAGCGACTTGAGCGCGTATACTCCCGAGTCCCTGGTCTCTTTGAGGAGCGCTGCGGTGGAGTCCCTACTCCGCCCGTCAATCTTGTCTTCCGAGACTATCTCGAATCCATTCACGTTGGTTCTGCGAACCAATGTGGTTATAAACCTGGGGTGCCGGTCTATCTAGGTGTCGACCCGTCCGACGGTGGTCATCCATACGCTGTAGTGGCATGTCAGTTCTGGTCTGATTCCGACCCTGATCCGGACGACCGCATTGATTACTGCAACGTTATTGACGAGGTGTGGGAACGAGGTCTCATTGATGAGCAGATTATCGATGTGTGCATGTCTCGGCCGTGGTGGCGCGATGTACGCGGGGGCGCCATCGACCACGAGGCGCCAGACAGCAAGCGTCGATGGCTGTCACGTGCTGGCGTTGTGTTGAAGTCAGACAAGATACCGCAGTTACAAGGCATTCGTCGCCTGCACAGTTTCTTGTACTTCGAGCGTCCAGCGGTTGGTGACGTGAGTGCAGGAGCGGTGGACATGGATGCGTTGTTCATTCACACACCACACCTGCAAATTGCAGACTGGGAGGGTCGTGGACAAGGTTACGGTCTCAGATACGAGTTTCCACGTTACAGACGCAAAGAGACCGATGTTGGCAGTGACTTCCTCCCATCCGAGGTGCCGGACGCGCGTCTCCCGTGTGATGCACTCAAGGCGCTGTGGTACCTCCTCATCGCTCGGTACGGTGCTGTGCGAGGTCACAAACTTCCGTTGCCACACTATGCACAGCGGCAGGCCACTACGGCGCGTGAGTGGCGCAATGGTCACGTTGGGCAACACGAAGCGCGTTCTGGTCCGAACGGACCTCACTTCCTGACTGTGGTTCAGAAGAGAGTGGAAAATGCAGCGGACCGCAGAAGAGTTAGAAAGTCTATACATCGAGTTAAAAACACGGTATTCCGCCCGTAACGGCAACATCCTCACGCTCCAGGACTTCTTCGATGGCAAGCAGTGGGCCCTAGACAGCGAGGGTGGTGAGATCGCTACAGACTCCAATGCTGGGGGCGAGGGTGGCACCGAAGAGACCATCACGGTGAACTATTCACGCGTTGTGGTCCTGAAGTACGCCGCTGTGCTATCCAAAGGCTTCAGGCTGCAGGTGCCAGAGCCCGCCGCTCCAGATGCACGGTTGTCCGCTCAGCGTCGTGAGGCCTATCTGTTGTCGATGCTCCCGCAGTTGATGAAAGCGTACCGCCGTGCAGAGCACAATGCATGTAAGGTGGGCTTCGGTGTGATTCAGGCTGTGTTTACGAAGCACGACACCGCGCCCGAAGTGCGCATGATGGGTGAAGGCAAGGACAACCGCCTCGTGCACGAGTACTCGTTTTTGCCAGGTGGCTCGCGTTCCTCTTTCCGCTTCCGCAATGTTCCTCCCGAAGACTTCTTCCCTGTGTTCACTGGTTACGATGACCCCAATGAGGATCTTTGGTACGTCATTCGACCGGATCGCAACCGCCTTATCGAGGAGATCCGCCAGCGCTACGGCAAGCAGTTGGAAGCAACAGGCGGCTTGGAGTCGCTGGATGCCAACCAGGTCGAACCCACTTGCACGCTGTTGCACTACTGGGACCACGATGACTACTACCTCATTGCGTTGACCGTGCGCGTAGCGACCACGGAGAAGCGTGGCGGGCCACATGGATTCGGTGACCGCATTGAGAGCGGAAAGACAGCTGCTGTGCTGCTGGAGCACAGCAAGCACTTGTGGGGTCGCCCACCGTTCTGGATCATCAGTAACATCTTTGCAGGTGAGGCTGACCCAACGTGGCAGGGCACGTGCAGTGACATTGACGCCATCAAGTCGCTCAACCGTCGTTACAACGAGACGTTGAGTGACAGTGCAACCGAGATTAGGTTGCACATCAAGAAACCGCTGGTGTATGCGTCGGATGAGCCTCAGCAGGATGTGACCGCCATTGCGTTTGAGACTGGCGCTGTCATTCCCATTGGGTTGGAGGAGAAGTTGGGTCCAATGGATTGGCAGCCTGTGCCCGATGCCGTGGAGCGGTTGCTCGACCGTTACATCCAAGCGATTCACCATCTCTCATTCCTTAACGATGCAGCATTTGGCAACATAACGGGCACCAACACCGGCGTGGGTATCCGCATGGCGTTTGCACCTATGCTGCAGTTGCTTGACCTCAAGGTCCCCATTCGCATCGAGGCGTTGCAACACCTGCTTGGATCAGTTCTTGCATACACCGAACAGTTGCTTGCTCCTGTGCAAGGCAAGAACGGTGGGGAAGGCTCGGCCGGCAGAGCGTTGTTCCGGAAGACTGACGGCAAGAAGTTCGCCGTTGTTGACCTTGAGTCCGCTGACATCAGTGGCG